GTGCACTCGACAGATATCCAGGGACGTTTTTTCTCAGCCTTCTCCTGCTTAACGGAGAACCTATCATCCAACTCCGGGTGCGTCTCCCGCTGGTTCAGTGCCCAGAGCAGGTTCCAGCAGGCCGCGCGCAGGTGGTCCTCGTCGTCCATTCCGACCATGTACTTTGCCAGATGGCGTGCAGCGCTGTCCAGCAGCGAATGCAGCGGAATACCCTTGTCTACGTTGTGCTCACCGTACTTCAGTGCGCCCTCCTCGCAGTGCTTACTGACCTCCATGATGCCGTACCAAGGCAGAAGGTCCATCCGCCCCTTCCCGGCGTGCATATCACGCTTTGCACCAGTTTCAAATTCGGTGCGATCTCCAGAATCTTTGATCACAAATATCAATCCTTTCTATTTAGCAGTGTTTATGAATCCGCCCCTGCATAACTTTGTTAACCATATCGGTCTTAGGAATCTTGCATTTCGGATAGCTCGGACGGAATCCATTGGCAGCTTTCCGGTCATTTGCAATTCTCATATAAACCTCGTCCTCCAGTTCATCTGTGATTTTCTTTATTTTATCTGCCGCAGATTCAAAAGAATGAATCAGGCCAGCAAATACATCTTCAAAGTTAACCTGCTCCATAAAATTTCCTCTCGTTAAACGCTTTCTTCGAGTTCAGTGCCCTCGAAATCGCAAGATCAATAGCGCTCCTACTCTTCAGATGGTAGTAGTACAGATCCTTGTAAGGTGTATTCAGCCGGTCGATACGCCCCGAGGCCTGCTCCATGATCTTATATGAGTAGTTCTGGCTGTAAAATATAATGGTGTCCGTCTTGATGCAGTTCCAGCCTTCAGCACCGGCATTGTACTGCACCAGATACACCCACCTATCGCCTTCAGGAAGTGGCTGATGTTTGTGCCCGTTCCATTGTGCAACTTCGGTGTCCTTACCATAGTCCAGACCCATCAGAATATCGAGCTCATAATCGAAATTATAGAAGATGATGACCCTAGGTCTGCCTTTACAAATATCCAGCACTTTTTCTTGCCGGCTTGCATCAGCGTTCACCAACTTCCGCAGCAGATAGCAGAACTCGCTGGCGGTCTCGATTGGCTTGTTCTCCCAGAGGTTCCACCGGTTCTTGCAGATCGAAAGATACTTCACCTTGTCGTAATCCACAAATACATTCTCATGGTGCGATACCGTCGGCCGCTCGAAGTCCATGTCAACCAGAATCCTTTCCCGCAGTCGTACCAAGCGCTGGGTGTTAAGATACCGGTCGATCTTCGGGTACTTCGTGCAGAATTGGCTGTATACCACATGCTGGTTGTTGAAGTCCGTTCTGTTTCGATAGAACCCATTGGCGATGAACACCGGGATATAATCCGTCCAGCAGTCCCCGGGGGTGGCGCTGAGCAGAATCCACTCGTTATTTTGCGTAATTTTGTAGAAAGATTTCACCCATGCGCCCTTTCCAACGACTCGCTGCTCGTCAAATATAAAGAACGCATTCTTTACGCCAACGTACTTTCCGATATTGTTCCAGGAATCCACCACGACCTTGTGCTCGTAAATATCATGCTCTGGATCTGTAGACATATAGAAATGGGCCAGTTCTTCGTCCCACTCTCCCGTATCCCGTTTCCGGGCAGTTGTGATGATGTAAAGATCCGGGGGCTCTGTCATACGAACATAATTCTCCGTGTTCACCTCCCCATCGTAAAGTTTGTAATAGAACGCCAAACTCGTTCTCGATTTTCCGCTTCCTACGCCTCCACATAAGATGCAGCCGATTTTCATACGGTTGATCGCATCCAATTGGTAGTCGTAGAGCGTTACACCTGCCATCAGGTCGCTCACCTCATTTCCAACGTCACATAAATGTCACTTTTCTTGCAGTGATTCTCGTAGGCCAGAAGCGAAATCGTCGCCTCTTCCTCATCTTCGCCCTCCCCTCTGACGGTATAAGCAAAGAGCTCTTTCCGGTGCTTTCTGAACACCTTCCAGAGCTCTTTTTTCTTAGTAAAGTCCGTGCTTTTTGCAGTAGAACGCATATTGCAAGCCCTCCTTGTCTGCTTCGCGCATGATTTCTGACAGTGTGAGCTTTTTAGGTTTTTCTTCCGTCTTTGACATGTTACGCGGTACGGTGTCTCGACATTTATCGCAGTACAATCTTTTTGACGGAACCTGATACATCATAGCGCCGCATTTTTTGCAAGCCTTATCTACTCTGCGAAGTCCACCCATAAATATCACGCCTCCTCAAAATGGCAGAAGTCTGTGTAGTAAACCAGGTCGTAATCCAGCGGATGGTTGTTCCAGTCGTAGTTCTGCTCGTAATCAGCAACCTCATCACGCTCGTCGAGTTCGCGGCAAATATCATCGTTGTGCTCATAGAACCATTCCAGCGGAAGGCCGAACTTGTCGCACAGTTCCGGAATATCAAAGGCCCAGCAGCCGTAGTTGGTGTTCTGTGTACCCTCCGAAACCATGTAATCGACGATCTCTTTTACTTTTTCTCTGCTCATAATCCTTACTCCTTCTGTTATTCAAATATCAGGCTCTCTGGCCCGGTTGCGAGTCATGCGGGAATCGAACCCACCGTACAGCCCATGCTAATGACTCAAATAAAAGAGCCCCAGATTTCTCCAGGGCTCTCATGTGCTTATTCTTCAGGTGTACAATAATCAACGTAGAGATGCGCTTTGCCTTCGCTATCCGTGTAGGTGACGAACTTTCTCGGCTGATGGAACATCTTCTCGTACCTCTCGACGAACTCCGGCAAAAGCTCACCGAAATCATCCTCCGTGAGGCCTACAATCAGGAATGTTCCAACGATAATATCAATGGTGATACCATAAGGGCCGTCGAGCGTCCGGTTGAGTTTCTCCATGCAATCATCATGCAGCTTTCCTTCTTCGTTGCAAATCAATGCCACCTCATCGTCCCACGGGTAAACAGCCTGAATCGGGCCTTCCACCTCTTTCTGGAGCGATTCCAGAGAACAGTCAATGTCGATCACTTCAGGGTAATGCTTTGGGCGAACCCTCAGAACTTTCATACTGTCAACCTCCCAAATTGCACATCAAAAATATAAATCGAGCTGTTTCCTTAGAGCCGCCATTTGCGACGTGGGCACTCACCGGCTGGACATTCGACCAAGGACTGACCCGGCACTCGAAAAATATCAATGATCAATAATAGCTGTTGTACTTCCGGTTGGCTTTTGCACGAGCCTCCGTAACATCAGGGGCTACGAAACCAAAGTTGATCACATAGCTCGGGATATTGTACGAACGGGCAACCAGGTTTTCGATTGCACAGCCACGGAACGCCTTCTCCTCATCGTAGATCCCGATAAAGTAGTCTGCATCCGCCATCTTCTTGATGCTCTCACCAAGGTACCAGACTGCCTGATTTGCATCAGCCGGAGGATCATCAGAAATATAAGTCTGGATCACCTCCAGCTCCTCGCCAAACACAGCCTCAGCAATATGGTGCATTTGCTCCATGGTTGCCCGGATCTGCGCTTCAGTGCGGCCTTTCATCGGTGCGCTGATAAACAGTTTCTTCATACGCTTCACCTCAGAACGGAATCTCGGTGTGGTCGCTCGGCTCTGCCATGTCTGCTTCAGGAGCTGCAAACCGGGCATAGCGCTCTGCATACGGATCAGCATCCGCATCCTGCTCGACGTACATCACATCCGCATACAGGCTGTACTCGCCGGGTGCGTTCCGCTTCTCGACAAGGTTTGCCTGGAGACAGACGTTCTTGACCCGGATAAAGTCCAGCTGGCCGATCGTGTCCATGTTGCAGAGCAGGCGCTTGCCGGAAGTAGTGACCCAGTAGATATGCGGGGGCCACTTGGAATCCATGTTGATCGTCACCGGCACGAAGTAGGTCGGAACGAACGGCTCGTCGTAGGTACGCTCAGGATTCGGATTGGTCTGACGAACCTTCACGCCGAGGTCCATGAGGTGATTCACCAGCTCCATGGTCGGAATCACCACGTTGACGCGGCGCTTGTCCGAGCCAAAGCGATCACGGCTGGGATCACCGCTGAAGTTGGTGGTAAAGATGAAACGGGTATCGTCGATATTGACTTTCTGGCGCTTGGTGTACATAAATATCAGTCTCCTTTTTACTTGTTGATTTCATTTTCCAGAATTTTCAGATCTGCCACGAGTGCTGTCAGGTGGAGAAGTATACCAGACTGATTGTTGCTCATGACCGCGCTGAGGAACTTCTCACAATCCTTATTTGCCTCAGAACTGTACTTTTTCAGCACATCCAGATCGACAGCTTTTCCGGCAGCAGGCTTCCCGGGATACTTCTTCCCGCTCTTCTCGACCCAATTCTGGATCTCCTTGTAATAGCTGCCCTTGTTACCACCGCAACGCTTTTGCAATTGCCATGGCCAGCCCCTTCTCCGGGTCGAAAACATCCTTCTCGCTGCACTTCACAACGGTCTTGGAACCATCCGACCAGTAAACGATCGTGGCCGGAGGAGCAAAAATCACATTCTTAATAGCCGCTGCATTCATTGCCGTCGCCTCTTTTGCATGTGCGGTGTTCAACGTACCCCGGTAATAGGGTTTGTTAATGAAGCAATTATGTCCCTTATCCCAATAAATGTCATAAGACTTAAACGGGAACGTATGGCCTGTGTCCAGTGTAATCATCGTCTCCCCATCCACCGTTCTAACAACATCGGTAATGTTACCAATCACACGTTTGTTACTGTCACAAAGTTTGAACGCCATAAAAATATCACCTCACGTCAAAATTTCTTGCTGCTTCTTCCTGCGCATCGCTCCAGGGAAGATCCGGTGCTGTCCAGGGAGCAACGCCATCGTCACCAACGAACCAGTTGAAGTCGCCATACTTGGAAATCTCCTCAACTGCCTCATCGACTTCCCGGTTGAAATATCTTTTGTCGATATCCTCCTGCATCTGAAGCTGATAGACCGCCTCGCTTTCCAGCCAGCGGTAATCCTTTGCTCCGGTCACAGAAGCATATTTCCGTTCGCCGGTATCAGTCAGGCCCGCTTCCCGCAGCAGCAGAGCGCCACCCTTTCCCGGCATGATCGGGCAGAACTGTCCCACGCGTCCCACAAAAATATAATTGTGTTCGCCTTCAGGCAAGTCCTCGTTCTTGTCGAGATAGATAGCGCCCTTGGAAACGGTCTTTGTCTCGCAGAGGTCAGTGAACTCGATCTTCTCCTTGGAGAACAGGGTCTTGAACACATACGGCACCTGGAACTGGGTGCCCGTTGCTGTCCATTCGCCGCCTTCGTCCTTGCAATCGCCCGGGATATAGCCGTAAAGCGCCTCACAGCGGTCCGCAGTCATGTACTTTGCAATATAAACGGCATTGTTTACCAGGCACATCCGCTCGTAGGTTGCCTCATGCTCGAACGTGTAGCCGTACTTTTTTGCAAAATCCATGCAGTACGCAATGATTTCCGGGGTCGCATCGGGGATCTTGATCGAATCCGTTTTGATATGCGCGACCTTAAAGCCGCGCTGCTGCACTTCATCCTGCAAAGTGCGCATAAATAAAGCCCCTCGAAGCGCCACAATGTTGTTGACGTTCTTGGGGTTGCGGAACGGGTTGTCGAAGCTTGCACTGGTCAACCCGTAAACCGAGTTGATGGCGATCTTCAACGCCTGCGCCAGAGCCTTTGCCTGCTGCGGATCATCGAGGTACTTTGCCAGTTTGCCGCCAAAGAGCCCCTTTGCCTTCTCATACTCGCCGTGCTTGACGTAGATTCGTACATCCATCAGGTCGTTGAAATGCTTGGTGTACTCGCCAAAGTAGTTCATGGCAACAGCCGAATGCGGATGCAGCGACGCAACGTCCAGCAAAGCTACGTTCGTGTACATCCCGGGCTCAGCGTAGACATAACCACCCATGCCCAGGTCTGTGCCCCGGAACATGTTGTGGTACTTGCCGTCCTCGCCCTTGGCCCACTCGTAACCGGGAAAGGCATTGATGATGTTGCAGTCGGTCAAAATATCAGGCTCGACTTCCACGATCGCATCAGATTTTCCCGTAGCAAGGTCGGTGTAGACCAGCCGGGGGTGCTTTTCCTTGCCGAAAATAATGCGTGTTGTCAGCGAGTTTGTCGTGTCGTTCACCGTCATCCCGGCAAGGTCTGCCAGAATCTCTCGCGCCACAAAGTCTGCCTGACGTTTTTTCGAGTAGAACAGGGTCTCGGTCGCGATCACATCGTTGTCGCAATACTCGGCCACCTTGTCCCACAGGCTCTTCGGCACCGGCTGATCCCACGGAAGTCCCAGCTCCTGATGGTGGATGCCCAACTCGATTTCAAACTTCTTAAGGCTCTGCTTTTTCGACGAGAAGTCGAAAATATCCGTGTAGGACAGGTTGTACGCCTCACCAAAGAAGCCCGTGTGTTCGTTGATGATCCGGTTGGACAGCGCATAGATCTGCTCCACCGACATCCCGATCATGCGAGCCCAGAGGATATGGTTGTCGTACTTGCGGTTGTTGAAGCCGACCAGCCGATACTTTGTCAGGCTCTCGATCTCCTCCGGCGTAGGATTCACCATGCGGTGCACAGGCTCCTGCTTGGCGAACTTCCAGTTCACGAGCAGCAGATTCGGGAACACCTCCACGTCGAAAAATATCAATGGTGTTTCCTCCCCCACAGGGGCCTCCCGCTGAATATCGTCCTTCGACTTGAAGTGCATCTTCGCCACAATCTTCAGGCAGGTGTCCGCCTGGTTCGTGCTGCTGGCGGCAAAGCCCAGGATCGCATTCCGCATGTCATCCACGTTGTAAACGACATTGCCCTCGTAGGCTTCGTCCATGATGTGCGCAATAAAGTCAATGCTGGGCTTCGTATAGGGGCTGATCTCTTTGGCAAGGGCTTTCTTGATGAGGATACGCAGGTGCCGCTCATCCTGGATCTGCTTTGTATCAACCATTTTCGTTTCTCCCTTCAGTGGCAGGCCGCTGCTGATGGTCGCAACCGGAATATCATTGCATTTCGACAGTTTTCTCCGCAGAGAGGACTTCCCCGTGAACACCTTGACCTCGATGTTCTCGTCGTAGATCCTGCTCAGCTTCGTTGCATCGCCGGTGTAAATATAATGCAGGTGGATGCCCGCACCAGATTTGCTCAGCTCTGCATAGGTCTGGGGCCATTTGGAGGCAGCTTCCAGGTTGCGCTCGAAGCTCTTTTTTCCATCCGGCCCGGGAATATCAAAGTCGATGACAATGTGATTCTCCGGAACTTTCACGTAGTGCAGTCTCGAAGTATCCAGTTCGGCCAATTTTGATTCGACATTCTCCCATTTTCGCATCGGAATGCCATCGTCTGTCGCATACTGTGCAGGGCAGTCCTTGCAAATATCATTGAAGAGAGAATGCTGCTCCTTGAACTCGATCCATGACGTTTCCGGCTCGGCAGTGGGTTCTTCTGCCTTCACAGGTTCGTCAAGGAACTCTTTGAATTTCTCCGCTTTGAAGCCGCTGTAGTAGCTCCGCACCCGCTCGCCATTCACGGTCTCCGCGCGTTCCTTGTACTCCTCGAAGTAGTTCATCAGCTCTTCCCGGAACGCACGGCGCGAATAGGGGTATGCCACCTTTGCCTCGTCATTGTAGGTGTTGTACATCGCCCAGGCCCGCTTCAGGGATACACCGTCCTCCTTCTTGAAAATATAAAAGGAATCCAGCATAAAGTTGTAAAAGTCGTTCGATGCACCCAGCATACGGGTCGGAATATAATCATCGTAGAGATGTTTGTTCTGCTCGTATACCTCCTTGCAGTGCCATGCGATGCCTCCCAGCTCAAAGTCCACCTTCGCTACAAGGTCACGGTACTTTTTTGCAGGGATCTTTTCGCCGGTAGGTTCCACATCGATCAGTCGTCGGATCAGGCCCGATTTTGCATCCGTGATCTTAACGGGCTTGTTGGTGCCCAGAAACATGAAACACTTGAACTGGCTGGAATACTGGCTGCGGAACTTCTCGTTCACCAGCATGGTCTCGTGGGATACCAGCGAGTTCAGCCGGGTGTTGTCCTCGATGCGGGAAAGGTCACCGTCGTGCTGGATCGCAATCAGCGGGTTCGATTTGAACGCCTCCAGCGCAAACGCATTGGACGATGACCCCAGCACCTTGGAGTCGAACACCGACCAGTACCCGTCGAAAAGTTTCTGGACAATGTTCAGCACGGTCGATTTACCGCTTCCTGGTGGACCATAGAGCACGAGGAACTTCTGGATCTTGCGGGAATCGCCGTTCACGATCGCGCCAACCGCCCATTCGATCTTCTTCCGCTCCTCGGGAGAATATAAGGTTGCCATCAGCTCGTCGTAGGCGCTGATGTTCCCCTCCTCCAGAAGATACGGCAGCCGCTTCGACGCATAGCTTTCCTTCTTGACCGGGGTGTTCGCAAATATCAATGTATCGTCAAGGGTGTGGTAGTTGTCCCGCATCTGACGCTGACAGTATTTGTGCCAGTTGTCGATCATCCCGCTCTCCGCGTCCCACATGTGCAGAACACGGTAGCTGTCATTGAAGACCTGCTTGTGTTCCTCCGTGTAAATATCCAGCGCGCGGTCGATCATCTGGAGCGCATCCTGTTCGTCCGTGCTCCAAAGCCCCCGCTCTTCCATCCAGACCGCGTAAAAATCAGAACCCCGGATCATCAGGTCTTTCGACTTCTTGATGATGAATTTGGGATAAATTTCGATTGTCCCGCGTTTTCCCGTCCGCGTTGCAATCATCAGGAAATCAATCATTTGTAACTGACTTCCTCCTTTCTCCGAGGTTTTTATACGTCTTTCTCTTTCTGGAGGGTCATCTGGGCCAGCGCTGCCTCTGCCTCACGGGCACGCTCATCGGCTTCCTTGCGCTGCTTTTCCGCCTCGTTCACCATCTTGCAGGAAACAAAGCCGAACCACAGCAGGCCAGCGATGAAAATGTTCTTCCGGATGCACTTGCCTTTCATGCGGCGGATGGTGTGATTGGCCACCTCCAGTGCAGCCTTGCTGTTGCTCAGGTCGATCAAAATATCAGTCAGTTCCATTGTCAATTTTCCTCCAGTAATTCGGGTCAGCCAGAATCAGCCGACCAATGTTGTTCTCGTCTCGACACGCCGTGATTCGCAGCATCACATGGGAATCGTCGAGTATCTTCTCAACGAATCCTTCCATAGGGATGCAGATTTTCGATTCATATGTCATCAAAACTCATTCTCATTCAACCAGCTCATCAACTGGTACCAAATATCAATGGTACGCATGTCGATGGACGTACGGGTAATCGTAAAGAGACCGCCAGCCCCGTTCGGCTGATAGTCCCGATCCATGAACCGGGCCAGGATCGGTTCCGCGCGCTCTTCGCTGAAACGGGTGTCGTCCATGGCAGCCAGACCAAGGCTGACAACCATGCTCCAGAACCACTGCCCCACACGGTTGCCCATGCTGCGGTCTTCCATGATGTGCTCCTCGATGCGAATCGCCAGCGCTACCATCATCTCCAGCATAGAGCAGGGTACGCCCTGAAATACCGCATCGATCTTCCCGTACGGAATATTATTCTCCGATGCAAAGCGGTACCGCAGGTTGATGCCGTCCGTTGCCCGGCAGACATCCATTTCGCACGCCGGAATATAATCCCGGTTAAAAAGATACATCAGTAAGCGGTGAAAGCTGAGGTTCCGAGGTTCCCATTCGCCGCAGACAATCTTATAGAGCCAGTCATAATACTGCTCCGTCTCCCTCATAAAGTTCATTCATCCTCCTCATCGTCGTGGTTGCCGGGCCAGTTCTCCCGAACCCGGAGAATCTCGTAGTCCTTGTGGTAGTTGTGGTTGCGGACATGAACAGCGCTCGGTGCGAACTCGCCAATGCGGTCCAGCGCCTCGTTGCCGATGATCTTCGGAATATCATCTTCGTCCACGGGCTGATCCTCCGTATCGAACACCAGCTTTCCGTCTGCGTAGTAGGTCAGGAAGGAAGTCTCGTAGTCATCCAGCTCGCCAAACTGATCCGGCTCAATGACTTCGATGGCTTCATGTGCCACCACATCTTCCGGGTCAGATTCGGTACGGTACTTCCCGGCCAGCTGTTCAAAGCTCTTCTGGGTCGCCCTTTCTTCGATGGTCTTGTCCATATCGGCTTCCTTCTGCCGCAGATTCTCACGCTCAGCCTCGTACCGTTTGCCGTAATAGGTCTCGTATTTCTTCTCGAAAACGGTGTGCATCACAAGGGCACCTGCCCCAAAGCCTGCTGCAAAAAGCAGAATATCACGCACGGTCTTGTTCATTGTCGATGTCTCCTTTGATCGTCATCATGGTAAACGCCAATCCGCCAAAGAAAAGGGAGACACTCATCAGAATGCCTCCCACCATGTGGCGCTTGCGTTTGGTATCGGTCAGATAGTCCAGAAACAGGAAAGTGCTTTCCAAAGTTTCCATCGTTCCACCTCACTCAGAAAGAACCGCCAGACCAGAGACAAAGCAGACTCCGGCCATGGCAGCAAACAGGTAAGACAGTCTCTTAACGAATCTGGTCATAGCGTATTCCTCCAAAATATCAGTCTCAGATCTTGTCGATGATGGGACCGTCGCAGTTAAAGCGCAGCATCACGCTCCGCTCTCCACCACTGATAAAGCTGTTCAGCGCGTCGTCTCCCTCCACGTAGTTCGTCACACCGAAATCCACGTGGTTCTGTCGGGTCGGGTCGTTCGGGTCATAGATCCAGCCAACGATCTGCCCTTCCGGGGTCTTCATGGTCACACCGCCGTGCGTTCCGATGCTGCTCAGAACGTCGTTCAGGAACAGGTGCCCCTGGATGCGCAGCCGCTTGTTTGCCGCCTGCTCCATCAGGAAAAGGTAGTTGCGGTTCAGCTGGTTGTCAGCCTGCCAGGTGTCCACAGTCTCGTCAAAGATGCAGGTATAGGGGCTGGTGTGCTGCATGGCGATGTCCTTGTACTCCTTGATGGTCTCCTCCACGCCCTGCTCGTTGGTGCTCTTGCTCTCGAGCTCCACAGCCTTGATGTTGTGCTCCAGCTCCTCCTGTACACGGCTGCCAAAGCGGTCGGATACACGACTCTTGTATTCCTCAAAGGCCTTGTCCAGAGCAATATAAGCTGCGGTCAGGCTCGCATTGCGCTTGGACATGATGTGGTGGGAACCGAACATGCAGCCCAGAGATACCGCACCCAGGGTGACCGCAGGCGCATACACCTTTGCCAGCTTCAGGCCGGTCTGGACGTAGGTGGTCGTAATATCGCTCTTGTAATCCTTCTCGGTGTAGGTCTCGCCCTCGCTCAGCTGGACCGTGCCATCCTCGATCTGCTTCTTGGCCGTGTGGATGCTCTCAACCTGAGCATAGTGCTCGGTCATAATATCCTGTGCCTTGATGGTCGCCTTGCAGGCCAGCACGGTAGCGGTCACGCCACCAATGGCAGCGCCAACGATCATAATGGTGGGGCTTGCCTTCTTCAGCTTGTAGCCGCACTTGGATGCAGCACGGGTCATCTTTTCCACGATTTCGGTTTTATCGATCTTTTTCAGGAACTTCATAAATATCAATCCTTTCTTATTGTTCAGCGCAGTGGTACAGGGCGAGGCAGCATCAGGCGATATCCGCCCGGGATGCCCTTGATGAACGCCCCGTCAAGGTTGTACCAGCCGTAATTGTAATCGGTGCTCTCGTTGGAAACGCCCATCAGATCCCACAGGTCGCCTACAGAGACCTGACCGTACTGGCGAATCGCATCGTACATCTGGGAAAGCGTGTCGTCTGCATCCCCACGGAACTCAAAGTCCAGGTTCTGCAAGCTGCGTCCTACGGCCCGGTTCGGATTTCCCTGCCGGTTGCCGGAGCCTCCCTGATAGTAGGTGTCGTAGCTGTTCCGCTGGGTGCGGGAGCCGGAGTAGTTGCTCGAAGAGCCGCGGGAACGGTCCTCGCCGAACAGTGCAATGCTGACGGCTGAGTTGAAAATGCTCCACAGACCGTTCTTCAGCATGGGCAGCAGATAGTCCACCACGATGCGGTTCTTCACGGTCTTGAGGTCCTCGGCCAGGAACTCGTTGGCGATCTTCTGGATATCGTTCTGCTCCTTGAGGGTCACTTTTCCCTTAACGACTTTCTGGAACTTCTTCTGGGGCTCTGCGGCAGGCTGCTGTCCGATGCTGCTCTTCGGCATGTTTACTTGTGCCATGTTGTCATCCTTTCAAAAACAAAAAGTAAGAGCCGCAGATTTCTCCACGGCTCTCGCCTTACCTAACATTACTTCTCTTCAGAAGTTTCCTCAACGTCCTCGTCAGGAACGTCCACCTGTGCAGAATCGACATTCTCGATCTTCCAGGGCTTCTGCCAGACGATCTTCTTCTTGGTCTTCGGCTTCTCCTCGTCCTTGTTCTGCTTCTTGGCCTTGTGCTTCCGGTACAGTCCGTATCCCACGGCTGCAACCAGACCCACAGCGCCAACAGCGAGACCAATGCCCGAGCCGTTGCTCGAAGTTTCCTCGTTATCGATCATCTGAACATTCTCCTCCGGAACGACCTCAACAGAAGTCTCGTTCTCCATAGTAGTTTCGTTCATGTTCATCATTTCGTCCATTTTTGTTACCTCTTTCTTAAATATAAGTTTATAATGTCGGAGTATTACCTCCATAAAGGAAGCTGAATTTTTCGCGCCGGGTCAAATATCAATAGCCGCCCAGCCACTTCGGAGGCGTGTGATACTCCAGCGTCAGGCAGGGCATTCCATCCTCGTCCAGCCGGGACGCATAGAAAATATCAACGTTAAGCCCCGAATCCGTGTCCCAGCCCAGCAGGTCACCGTTGACGCAGTGGTCGATGCCCAGATAGTCGAACAGATCATTCTCGCTCACCCGGAAGTCACTGAGCAGCTGTTTGTTGACCCCATTGACGGCCTTTTCGATCATGGCCTTGGTCGTCCAGAAGTAGGTGTTGGTCAGGCTTTCCCAGCACTTCACCCGCTGGTCGTAGGAAACATCGGTCGTGGCAAGGTTCTTGGCAGGCTGGATAGTTGCCGGTTCGGGGCACTTGGCCATCTTTTCCAGTGCAATGGTCTCCCGGATCTCCTGTTCCTTCTCGGGGCCGATGGCCTCCAGCACCTTGTCCTGATAGGTCTTGAGCGCGCTCTCAGAAAGGGTGCACGCCGCGGCCAGTGCAGCATTCCGCCGCTCGTCCACATGGACTGCACCAATGACGCAGCCCGCAGACAGCACCATGCTCAGCGCAGTCGGCACGTACACCGGGCCTGCCGTCTTGACAATGGTCTTCACGTCCAGCTTTTCCACGCCCAGCTCCTGCTTTTTCTCGTCCAGTAGGATCATGGCCTTGGGGGTGGCCGTCACAGCGAAATAGACCGCCGTGATGCTTCCCGTGATCGCCAGACCTCCCAGGATTTTGGATGCGTTCTTGCCTGCGCTCCTGCGCACTGCCTTTGCAAATGTTTTCAGGTTCATGTTCGTACCTCCAAAAATTTATAAAAAGAAAGAGCCTACGATTTCTCGTAAGCTCTCGCCTTTCAGATATGTCCGTGCTGCTTCAAATTCTCGAAGCGAATTTCTGTTTCACGCTGATCATCGCGTTCCAGTTGGATCTGGTAACGGATATATTCGTACAGTCTGGTCGGCTGCTTCTTCAGATAGTGATACAGCCCTGTAAAGCCGTATCCCACTGAACGTGCAACTGCCTTCAGTACGCGTACCATTGCCTTGTCCATCTTTGCATAATAGTCGTGATCGTACATAAATATCAATCTCCTTTGTTTGTCAGTTTGGATATCTCTTCCATAAGGGAGACTGTATTTTTCGCGTTTACATGTTCTTTTCCGCAAGCTGGCGCTGAACTTCCTCCCGCACCATGTCCTGCATTTCCTCTTCGCTGCGCTGTTCCTCGATCAGGTCGTGGCCAAAGCTCAGGATCGCGCTTGCAGCCATCATGGCCACGGATGCAACTTTCCACCAATTGATCTTCTTCATATTCATTCTCCTTTTTTCTCGCAGTAATCCGCATAGGGATCATAGTTGATATAATTCTCGATGGGCGGCTGGAAGGCATCCACGTAGTAGACTTCAAGGCCGTCGTCTGTTGTCTGCTTGTAATACCGGAAGTCGATCCAGTAATATTCCCATTCATTTGCCAGATAATCCGCCGACCAACCAGTTGTGTCCCCTTCCGGAAGATAATCCAGTCCGAGGTAATTATAAAGACTGTTCATGGATGCCTCGCCATCCAAAGCAAAGTCGCGGTTCATATGGTAGAACGCATCTGTCAATTCCACCTCTGTAGCATGGAAATATCTTTTTGAGATAGGCTCGTAGCAGAGCAGTTTTTCCTCTGCCATCTTGTCACGAACTTCAGGCAGCTTTTCTTCGCTGATCTGCTCCTGAATTTCTGCTTCTTTTTCCAGCCCGATGTTCTCAATCACCTTCTGCCGGTAGGTCTGATAGGTCTTTCCCAGTGCCATGTATGCGGCCGTCAGACTTGCGATCTGCTTTTTATTCAGCGCATTGGAACCCAGGATGCATGCGATGGTACCGCCGCCCAGAATCACCGCAGGAACGTAAGCTTTCCAGCACATCAGAGCAATTTGTTTCTTTGTCGGAGGCTCCTCCACAACGCCCTGCTCATCTTCGTTGTGTTTTCGCAGCGCTTCATCCACTTCGAGCAGATGCTTTGCCTTCGTGGTTGCCCGCCCGGTTTCGATGGCCGTTGCTACCACGCCAACAGATGCCGCCACCGCCAGAATAGTCCCGCCGTGCTTGCGCAAGAATCTCGCGCATGTTTTCGTCAGTTTCATGGTTTAACCTCCCATCACAAAACGATTTAGCCATAGAGAAGCTCATAAAGCCGATTGGATGCGCTCAGATAGTTTTCATAAATATCTGCGTCCGCACACATGCTCATGTAGTCCTCCGCGTTTTCCACCTTGGAATAGATCTGCTCAAGATTTTCTTTGAGCGCCTGAAGTTCGTTTTTCGTTGCCGGGTCTGTGCAGCTCCGGATGATGTCGTCCAATGTTTTCATGATGTTCAACCTCCATTTTGAAAAATAAAGAGCCTACGATTTCTCGTAAGCTTTCGATTTGGTTAGCGCTTCAAATACCTTTCAGCCTGATTCGTTCTCAGGAATTCATACAGCTTCCGTTCCCAATTCGGACTCCGGTCCTTCATAGCGTTATCGAGTGCATCTGCCGCCAAATCTTCATTGCACATCATAAGTCGTCTCCACATGATGGCAACGAAGTCAACGCAGAACAATTCGTTAATGCCAAAAAACGCCACTGCGCCCAAAGCAACTTTCACCAATGTCTTCATAATTTCGTACCTCCAAAATATAATTCTGAGACTAACCATCTCATAAAGCGCACTGAAAATTTCGCGTCAGATCACATCAGCCTTCTTGAGAATATCCATCAGCTGCGCCTTGGTCATCTCTGCGTCCACTGCAAGATGGATCTTCAACTTCTGCTCTTTTTCGCTCCAGTTCGCCTGAACCTCGCCCAGCTGTACCTCTGTACCGGGTAACTGCTTTTTCAGTATCTTGTTGATGACCTGCGAGATGATGCAGCGCAGAAAACTCGACCGGATCAGCATAATGTCCTCCATAATGTTCAACCTCCAAAAAAATAAAAATGAAAAAAGAGAGTGGAGATCGAATCCACACCTCCACAATGAAGTGGCGCTCTACCATTTGAGCTATCTCTTCCATAAGGGAACATGAATTTTTCGCGTCTGGGCAAAAGAAAAGAGCCTACGATTTCTCGTAAGCTCTTCGGTAAAATATCATTTTCTAATATAATCCCTTGCATCCGGGCACCGTTTCGCGCATTCCGGATAATGAGAATCACCACACTTATTGCAATACATGGAGTGCCGCCCAAGATCAGGGATCTCTTCATCGAACTCCTTTATAACCGTAGTCCACGAACCATCTTTCTGTTTCACCGGGCAACTCATTCTTGAATGTACCAACATTTGTATCGCCTCCTTGCGCTCAGTATATCACAGTCCGGCAAAAAGCAAAAGACCATGTTTCAGATCTTTTGCTCTTGGGATGGTGCTTAGGAAATTTGGATTCGATAGCGTGCATCCAACTCGTCAAATTGTTCCATCTCTGTGATCGTGATATGGAATTCAATCCGCATCTTGCTGTTTAGTACAGTTTCAACGTGTCCTTGAATCCCATTCGCGTACAGCATACGCAAACAGATTCCGAGTTGGCGATCGCTCTTCGCCAGAAAATAATCCATAAGCTCACCTCCTCATAAAAGAGGAAGAAACTTTCGCGCCTAGATCAAACTCCGGTCAAACACGGTCTCCCAGCGTTCTTTCTTGAGGGGCTTCATGCGCAGTGCCCACATGATCTGCCGTACGGTCACAGTCGGGTACTCGCCCTTTGCGTTTTTCTTCTTGGCGTGACTGTCAAAATACTGCCGAAACCCTTCATGCAGGTAGATCTTGTCGGTCAGCCAGGGGTCGATGGCACTCCAGTAAGTAGCCTTGGTTTTCTCGTTGTAACGCTGCTGGATCACGCACAGGCCTTTTCCCTGTTCCCGGTAGAGCGTGCAGACACGGTACACCGGGTGATTGCACCGGTAAACGCTCCCGTAGTAGCTCGTCCACTCTTTTGGCGGTATGTCGTGATATCTCATAAAAATAAAGAGAGCCCGCAGCTTTCGCCACGAACCCTCTCGGTTCCTCCTTTACTTTCTGTCCGTAAAGCCTCTCTTGATCTCATGGAGACCATCGTTCATTGCTCTGGAAAGCGGCGCTACACCGCCAGCCTCGCAGATCGACCAGTATACCGTCGTACCAATCGTTCCCAGAAACGTCAGGCAGCTGATGCCAAACTTCGCCCACTCAATGCGCCGTGCCTTCGCAGCCTTCTCCTGATCGTTGATGACCTCCTGGCCCTTCCGCCGTTCCTCATCCTCTTTCAGGTTCTGGTTGCTCTCCTGCTCGTCGCTCTTAAGCTGCATGTCGTACAGCTGCAATGCCATCTTCGCCGTGTTCGTGTACTCTTCCGTACCCGGTTTCAAGTCCTTGAGACTCTCCAGCGATTGCTTTGCCGCTTCCTTCAGCAATTCTTTGTTTTCGTAGTTTTCCATTTTGATTTTCTCCTTTACAAAGTAATTAGAGTTTCCTCCATTAAGCACCATGTTTTTCTCGCGTCAGGTCCAGTTTGTGCACCCGCAGCATGATGTACTTGTCGCCTTCAAAATTCTTCACCTCCTCGTCCAGGCTCAGACTCAGGTAGGGCCAGTCGGGGGAATCTTCCTCGCCGATCAGCAGCTCACCCACTTCGTAAATATCACGGTAATGGAACCAGCGGTAGAGTGCCATCCCGAAGAGCAGCCCCAGAACGATGGCAACGAATAACACAGCATAGTAGATGTACAGCATTTTGAAAATCTCCTTTTAATAATGTAGTGGATAAAACGGTCTTCTGCGTGATGAAAAAATAAAAGAGCCTACGATTTCTCGTAAGCTCTCTACGCCTTAGATGTCGTTGCGAATCAGAAACAGGTCATTTCTGCTTCGAGTTGCTCTCACAATTCCGTTCGCACGAAGCAACACGATTGCGTTGGCATAAGCCGAACGTGCATTCCTAGCATTCTTGTACTCGTCCGTATTCACATACATAACTTTCTGATTGCTTTCGATAAACACGCGGACCTTGTCCATTGCGTTCACATAGCCTCTGTCGTAATTTGTTTTTACTCGGTAGCCCATAGTTTCAATCTCCTTTATTCATATTCGGAAGACATCCTTCCATAAAGCACAAGGAAAATTTCGCGTTGCTTCGTTACGGCCTATTCTAAAATAGAAAAAAAGAAAAGAGCGCATGTTTCCATACGCCCGTTTTCCGGTCAGAATCCATCAGCGGACACCACACCGAACATCGTTCAGCATGAGGAGTTCTTCGCCCTCATTCCAGCCCGCATACTTGTCGTTATACGACTCGTTAAATGCGGCCATAATAGAGTTCATCATTTCCTCAAAGCCCTTCACAATATTCTCCAGCATAGTAAATACCTCCTAAAATTGTTTATTTCTTTCCATAATAGAAGGTGAAATTTTCGCGTCTGTGCAAAAAAGGAAACGCCATGATTTACTCATAGCCACATGCTAGTTACATCCTCCGTTAGCATTAACGGCGGCGATTTCTAAACTTCCGTCTCCACCCGTAGGCTCGCCATTTACTATTCCATTCCTTTCCATAATACAGCATGTATTTTTCGCGTCTGCGTAAAAAAATAAGAGCCTGTGTTTCCACAAGCTCCATTTTGATCAGTGTTTCTTCTTTGTTCTGCTTTTCACCTCGTTTGTCTTTGCTCCGATCAGCTTTGCCAGCCTGACCAGAATCACAACGATCAAGATCCAGATAATCAAGTTAAACATATCAACATACCACCTTTCATAAAGGCAGCTGAATTTTTCGCGTCCAGATAAAAATAAAGAGCCGCAGATTTCTCCACGGCTCTCGCCTTTAGTAAACGATGTAGTTCGTCGGTTTGGTTACATGCTCGATGATTCCTGCTTTCTTCAGCAGTTCAAAGTCCCGTGCAATGCCGCCCAGGTCATAGTTTTCGAGCCTGAGCTGATACTCGCATTTCTTATGATCCTTATCACCACAGCTTCCCAGCTTGTCTACCAGTGAATCAATGATTCGACTGTCAACATCGCAGTTTCTGCGGATGACTTCTCTCATAAGATCGCGACGATCAGTCATATCGTCAACACCCTTCACGTCAATGTACATAATAGTCTTTTTTGCCTTAAACATAGTAAAATCTCCTTTACATAATCAAATTTTCGTGAACTTTCGTCCATAAAGGAGCCTGTATTTTTTGCGTCATGCCCGCTCTCGGCTGAGGATCCAGAAGAACTTGTGATAGAGGTTATAGTACATTTCCGATCCGCAGGGGCAGCCCCTGGCCCGAAGATTATTATAGGAGAACCCTTCTGTCACACCCTTCAACAGGTATGATCCAACCGCTGGCTCTTTTAACTCGGCAATACAACTGTCAATCAGTTCAATGCGCTGCGAATAGTATGCTCGTACAATGGCACAGCGTTCGGTCGGGTTAGAAGGGATGTTTCCTCTTACGATGCCGCCAATGTCATCTCCATGCGCTTCCCAACCGCTCGCCAGTGCAATGTTCTTTTTCCACTCAGGGTATTGGAAGCAAAAATGTTTCAATTCGTAGTATCGATGCCGAGACAAATGATACGGGTTCTTCTCGGAAAGTTCTGGTTTCTCGTGTCGCATCACTTTCCCTCCCATACATAACCGGTCTGTGCATATAGGAGCTTGGGCGAAATATAGTAACTTATTCTCCCGTATTTTGAATCCATCTGTTTGATATCAGTTATCTTCTCCCCATTCCTCGTAGCTTCACCAATTGGGAGCCATCCCGCAATGATTCCTGCTCTTACCCACGATGGATCTCTTCCATACACTTTTGCGGCCACTCGTACCGGGACACTTCCGGCTCCAAATACAGTCTGTTCCATTTCGTTTAACTCCTTTTTGATTTTTTACCAAGCTCATTTCCACATCTTGGTACTAAAAGGATGTTACTGGAAGAAACGGAAGTCTGCGTCATGCTTTTAATTTTTTCATGTATGAACCATTGACAGCCAGCAGAATATCGTTTAACCTAGAATAGCTTTCCAAATAGAAAAAGCCCGGTTTTCCGAGCTTTTTGTGCAATATTCTGTTCAATGTACGAAATATAGCACATCCATCATGCTATACTGAGAAAAAGAAAGGACGCGATAATAATGTTAATCACCTGCCCAGAGTGCAATCTTCAGGCCAGCGATAAAGCCATCTCCTGCCCTCACTGCGGATATCCTCTTCGTGCGGAACTATCCCAAACAATCGTTGCCCACAAAACCAAAAAGCGTAATCGCCGTAGACGCTTACCAAATGGATTCGGCCAAATTACAGAGATCAAGACTGGTAACTTACGGAACCCCTTTCGCGTAATGGTAACTGTTGGAAAGAACGAAGAAGGCCGTCCCATCTGCAAGCCATTAAGACCGCAAGCCTATTTTGCTACCTACAACGAAGCCTATCAAGCTTTGCTGGATTTTCGTCGTAATCCGTTTGATCTTGGCAGCTCTACAACCCTCAAAGACTTGTACGAGAGGTGGTATAAAACCCGCATAGGCAAGGTCAGTCGTTTCACTCTCGCTCGGTACCGCACATCGTGGGATTATTCCTCGTCCATCCAGAATAAGCGAGTTTGTGAAATCAGAATTTCTGATTTGCGGAACTGTATCGAAAACGGTGTCATTCTGTATGCCGGTAAAGAGCGCCACCCTGAAAATAATGCTAAAGATTCAATTAAAGCACTTTACAATAACCTGTTTGATTATGCCGTTGCCTGCGGAATCATCGATAAAAACCCAGCCAGACAATTTACGATTGATTCTGGATATGTCCGAAAGCCAAATAGTCATATTCCATATTCAGATGAAGAAATCGAAATTCTGTGGAATAGTCTTGACAAGAGCCCTGTTGTTGATATGATTCTGATTCAGTGCTATTCGGGGTGGCGGCCTGGCGAACTATGTGACCTTCTGGTTGCTAACGTAGACCTGGAGCATAGGACCTTCACTGGCGGTAAGAAAACAAAAGCGGGAACAAACCGGACGGTTCCGATTCATTCCCGCATTTATGATCTTATTCAGGCCCGTTACGAAAAAGCCCTCAAAATCAATTCGCCATATTTATTTAATCATGTGTCTAAAGGTAAAAATGCCCATACCAACTACGCTTCGTTCGAGGCCAGACTCCTTGTCGCTGTTAAAGAACTCAACTTAAATCCTGCACATACTGGACACGACGGACGTGTACATTTTGTTACATCCGCAAAGAAAGCTGAAGTTGACGAGTACGCTTTGAAACGCATAATCGGGCACTATATTTCCGACCTCACCGAACGTGTCTATACAGCTCGCAGTACCGACTGGCTACAAAAAGAAATCCAGAAAATCCCTTAATGGCTGTCGATTCATGTATGATCAGTGTACGAATCGCTCAATTTCAGGGCATTTTCTTTGCACTTTTGAAGCCTTCGTTGAGCTTAATTTAGCGTATTAACGTTCATCTGCATCCAATTCTTAAATAGAAATGGTGTTGCCCGCATCGCAAAAGAATTTGACGAGCGGGTTGCCAATGAGCCGAAGATCAGCTTCCGGGATGGTCACTACTATGTGATGGACGGACAGAACACCATCGCTGCACGGAAATTTCTGAACGGCGGCGAAGATTTGCAGATTCGCTGCAAGGTTTATTTTGGTATGACAGAACGAGAAGAAGCCCTCCTGTTTGCACAGCAGACAGGCATTTCGGAACGGCTGAGTGCA